GCTCAATGTATTCCAGGTCATCAATGTCTGCACCTTGTAATGCCAGTACGTTAAAGTTTGTGTTCTTATCCATGTAATTCTCCTTATGCAAAGAAGTAATCTGACTTCTCTACATCTTCTATGTTCAAGCTACCTAGCTCTGGCTGAGTAGCCGTGGCTTCTATTCTAGCTTGAATGTTATTGAAATAGTTATCCTCATTGTACATACCTATGAAGACACTCTTGGTTATTGTAAGTAACTCTTCTACATCTGATGCGTGAGTACTGAAGCTGTCATGGACAGCCCCGAAGTCACCCTCGAACTGATGTATAACTAGGCTCATGTGAGCTGCATCTTGTGAGTGAATGAAGTTAGGTGAGATACCACACATAAAACCTCTACGGTCAGACACACCAGTGTCTACCTTAGCTACGTGATTGATTTGTCCAACCCCACTGATGGTACCTCTTTGTTTCTCTGAGCGTTGATGGTTGCAGGTGTAGATCACAGGGAACCCTGAAGGGGATGTCCATGTGATGTAACCATAGCCTTGTTCCAGTCTGTCATTAGCAAGTTGCTGTAAGAACTTCATAGTCTGTAAGGGGCCGGGGCATACCAGTTGGATAGCCTTGACCAGATCCCTTGCAAGACCCTTACAAACCTCCTCTGTTATCCCATACCTATCACAGTAGTTATACTTACTACAGTCTTGGAACATGTTCTCAGCGATCTTCTGTGCACCAGCAGAGTAAGCCCTAGTCATGCTGCCCCTCTTACTGATACCTTTCCTGATCTTCTTCATAGGCATACTCTCTAGTATTTCCCTACGAGTTTCATCTTTTGTTATAGATATCAACATCTTAGCTGTCTGTACATAGAAATCATTCTGGATATCTACTGGTACTAGACCAACAAGACCTGCTGTCTGCACATCCTTAGAGATAGCACCTAGGTGTTGCCACCCATTGTTGCTACCATCCACTGGTATAGGCAGATTAGAATAGTAATGACCATTGCTCTCCTTATACTTTAGTAGTTCTATACACGCTGCTAGAAACGCTACTGGTTTCTCACAGTCATTCAAGGTTCTCTTCATTGCTGTCATGTACACCTTGGCATAGTTGTTCTCAACCCACAACTCCCTATCTCTTAACGTCATCTTGTCTACTGAGATGTCATCTAATCCTTCAGAATCTAGGTGAGTCTTGTAGTCAGAGGTGCACCATGAGGGTATAGATCTCTTAGGATAGCTCTCGTTGTACGAGGAGGCACAATGTATCTTTATCCAACGCAACCCACTGGGTGTGACCAACTGTGCCTTAGAGAAGCTTAGGAGGCTTCTGGCGAGGTCTGACCCTTGGAAGTTCATGTAGCTCTCCACGTAGTAGACTCGTCCACGGTAGTCAATGTCCAGTGCATAGTAGAACTGATCAACCTCTGACAGGGCTGTTGCTTTAGCTATTGTGTACGAATAATCAATCCTCTTCGACATGTTCTCAGGGGACTTATCATTCTCCTTGTAGAACATGTAAGGGTTTTCACTAACAACCTTTAAGACATCCTTGTTAATTACCCAAGGCACTTGTTGTAGTCTGTTAACTGCCTTGAGAGCCTTAGTCCCCAGCAGTTCTTTGAAGGGGCCATCGAGCACCTCATCCCACCTTTTAACAATACCCTTAACAAACTTATGACTATCCCTCTTGAACTGTATGATCTGCTCAGCCCTGTTAATACCCCTAGGGCGTTCACTCCACACACCTTGCAGTGTCATCTTAGCAACAGCCTTTGGAAGCTCTGTTGGGAAGGTGCCGAGTAGTACTATTTCGGCAGGTTTAACTGACTTGAACACTGGCTTAATTACATCTACGTAACCCAGTCGGTAGTAAGCCTCAATGAATAGATCACCAAGGCGAACTTGATCTTTCCAATCATGCCTCCTTGAGTTAGTCAGGGAGGTCAGGATTCGTTTACCTATAGCGATACTTGTTACTGTTAGTTTACATTGTGCAACATTAGAAACACTTTTAGCTTGTGAAGTGATCACTGTGTGTGCCACAAGCACAAACTCTTGGAGCCTCTTATGAGACTCCGGGTGTTTATTCAGCAGCTTGACTCCATGAGAAGCCCTGCTCTGGTTTCCAGTAAGTTTTAATCTTAGGTATAACTCTATATTATCTAACCAATCCATTACAATACCTATTGTTTACATGATGTCGAACCCCGCCACTCCTGCTGATAATCGAGTTGTCTTGGGGTCATAGACTGCGGTACCTGCGTCACCAGTATTACCTGTAAAGCGTGACTTAAGCACCCTGAGTTTAATTGTGTTACGTTCATAGTCTTCTTCAGCCACTAGGTTCCTAGCGAATGCAATGATGTCGAAGCTGATCTGCTTGATACTACCTGAGCCTTTGATGTCATCAATTGATGGTAGCAATCCCTCTTCGAAGGACTTACCTTGAGACTTACGCAAGTGACTGATCAAGCCTAACCACACGTTGTGTTGCTTGACTAGCTTGAGAAGGTCAGACATTAGCTTGTCAACAGCTTCGTTACCAGAGAGGCCATTGGTTCCTTCTGACACAGCAATAGTGATGTGGTCTAGCACAAGGTACTTACAACCCATCAATGCCATGTACTCAATCTTATCTACAAGTGAGGCATCAGATACAGAACCTTGGTGATCTAGTAGTACAAGGCGTTCATCTTTGAACACTGAGTCAAACCCCTGACGCATCTCATCCTCTGTCAAAGGGGTGGTGCCAGTGAGTGGACGCTCCAGTGACATACCAATGAACTTCTCAGCGGTCTCTCCAACAGATTCCTCTAGGGAGATTAAGCCAATCTTATCATCAGTGTTCTTTAGAAGGTCAAGTACAATCTCTTTAATGACAGTACTCTTACCACTACCTGTACCACTAGTGAACAGTGTGATCTCACCCTGACGCATACCATCAAGCTTCTCTGTCAAACCAGAGAGGCACTCAGGGTAGGGCACACTGACCACACTCTTACGTTCCATGAACTTCTCCCACACCTTCTCACCTGCTAAGATGCCAGCTGGAGACCAAGGTTGTGCACCCCACATAGCTTCTAGGATAGCACCAGAGCCATGTTCTCTTAGTTCATCACAAGGATCTTTCTCTCGTAGCTTAGCGATACGAACCTTACCCATGCCAATCATACGGGCAGCAGCAGTGGCAGCCTCTTGGCCAACCTCGTCCATGTCAAACATCAACACGACAGTTTGGAACTGCCTAATCCACTCACGGTTCTGAAGGATAGATTGAATTGACTGAACACCATTGGGTAGTGAGACTGCACTGTAGAACTTCTTGTACTTATCAAAGTTAGCTTGGGCTACAGCCATTGCATCTAGCTCACCCTCCGTAATAACTAGAGTCTTACCTGAGCCTGCCATTGACTGACCAAACAACTCGACACCTTTGAAGTCACCCATAGTGCTGAAGGCTTTAGGTAACTTACGTACCTTGTAGGCCACTGTCATTCCCTTCTTAGTGAAAGGATAGTAGTGAGCTTCCGGTCTACCGTCAATGTTTACTGACATCTTTACATTGAAGTGATCAACCACTTCCTTGCTGATACCTCTCGATGATAGTTCATATGATTGGTATGTTGCTACGTCTTCGATTGTTTCTTGTTGGTAAGTCATCTCTTGGATGTCCTCAATATAATTAGTTTCTGTACTCTTAAAGTTAGTACGGCAGCTGAAGCAGAATGCAGAGCCATCAGCTCGTACAGACTTAGCATCAGATGAACCACACTTCTCACAAGGCAAGTGCTTAGCGGTTAGTTCAGATGATTCATATTCTCTAGTCATTGTTATTTCCATTTCTTCTCATAGAGTTCTTCTTTAGATACCCGTTTCTTCCTACGCTTATCACTCTTAGCAATCCTTAGAGCTTTAGCATCTGACTTAACAGGTGTAGGTTCTTCAACAATATCTTTGCTATCTTTCATAACATTATCCTATAAAGTGGCACACGAAGTGTGACACAATCCTTAGTCTTTAACGAACACACCGTTAACCATTTTACCAGTACGCTTAGCAATCACTTCATACGCTGAGCCTAAACATTCCTTAAGGTCTACACCCCAGATGTTTGCTTGCATTATAAGTGTCACTACAATATCACCGATAGCATCTATAACTTCATCATGATCAGTGTCCTCGATGGCTGAGCATAACTCAGAGACTTCTTCCAGCGTCTTACTAAACTGCTTAGATGCCTGACCATTAGGAAGGATACCTTTATCGTACCCCCACATAAGTACTTTGTTCTCTAGCTCATCAAGTGTATAGCTTACTACTGTTGTCATAATCATTTCCTTAAATGTTGTAACCCCACAGGGGATACCTATGGGGTTACATTAGTTTACTCTTCGTGTGAGAACCTAGAGATCAACTCTAGTATCTCTTCCTTAGAGACCTTGTGTTTCTGACATGCTTGTGACAGAGACAGTCTGCCATCAACAACATCACGCATTGCTTTTATGACAGGGCCATGGATAATCTTAGTCATTTGATCTACCATATTATACCTATACGATCTCACACGCACCGCCAACACAAGCTAGTTCCTGAGAACCTGTAGTGTTGTCTTCCATCTCGAAGTTACCTAGGTCAGCCCAGTCAATGTCCTTGGGCATAGCCTCAAGCAACTCAGTGTACTTCTCAGGGGTTATATCTTCATAGGGTGCCTGTTGGTATACATGATCGCTAACGGGCAGCAGAGAGATTC